GTAGCTAGTAGGATTAGTGGAGTAGACAGAAGCGGAGCTGGCACCATAGGCCGCTTGATTAAGTTTAACTATGGCGCAGTAGAGCCAAGCAAGTTACCTCGCTTAGTGCACACAGGTCTAGATACTGATGACTTAGCAGAATCGCTAGGCATGCTAGGGCCATTAGTGCAATATGGATTATTGACACCCGATGATGAGTTAGAGCGGGCAATACGTGAGAGACTAGGCGCGGGTGATCTGCCAGAAGATGCGCAAAGATCAGCATTAGAGAGAACGGCCACAGCTAATGCCACAGGTGGGGGCGCGGCTTTACTTGCTGAGCAGTTAATTAGGAGGCGGCGCAATGAATAAACGAACGAAAGCACAGACGCCCGCACCTCCTAAGGATAGAGTCAAGGGCAGTAAGAAAAACCCAGAGGGCAGTGCTAGTGGATCACGTGGTAGTATCTCCATATCTGATAAAACAGAGAAAGCTTTAGTTAATCTGCGTAACAAGCACAATGATAAATATAAGTCACCTAAAAAGCGCGTAGACCTTGGTATGTTAAAAGCTGTATATAGACGCGGTGCGGGTGCTTATAGTGTATCCCATAGGCCTAATGTAACGAGTCGTGATCAGTGGGCACTAGGGCGCGTTAAAGCATTCTTAAAGCTTGTAGCCACAGGTGAAAGAAAAAAAGCTTACACGGGTGATTTAGATTTATTGCCTAAGGGGCATCCTCAGAAGTCAGACGCTAAAACAGAGGCTACGGCACTAGCTACACCTCAAAAGTATTCACATATCAATTTTACTCCACCCAAGGGCGCACAGGACGCAGCGGCTAGAGCTCTAAAGAAGAGGGCAGAAAAACCCCCATCACAGCGGGGCATGACTTCCGTAGGCTTAGCGCGTGCGCGTGATCTTGCTAATGGTCGTGAGCTGTCACCCAATACAGTACGTAGAATGCTTGCATACTTCACTCGTCATGAGGTTGACAAAAAAGGTAGTACTTGGGATGAGTACGGTAAAGGGCGTCAAGCCTGGGATGGATGGGGTGGTGATGCTGGCTTCTCTTTTGCTAGAAAAGTGGTTAAACAAATGAATACAGCAGACAATAAAACACAATCTCTTAGGGCATATGGTGAGGCAATCCTTTTAAGCGATAGCTCATCATACGAAGTGCCAGAGGGGTTAACAGTAGGCAAGCCGTTTAAGACATTATCACTAGGTCAAGTATCAAGTAGACTTAGCGGTGACAAAGTAGGCAAGCCCATAGATCAAGATTTACTAACAGAATTAGTGCGGGTGTTTAATGAGCATAAAGCTGAGTCACCCGTGATCATAGACTGGCAGCATGCTACTAGCCCTTTTCAAGGTGGCACACCTGCGCCCCCAGAGAGCGGCAACGCACTAGGCATGATAGTAGATCTAGAGATTAAAGATGATGGCCTTTACGCTATACCCGCTTATAATGAGCGTGGGCTAGAGGTCGTTAAAAATGCGGGCGGTGTGCTGTGGTCAAGCCCTGAATATATCCATGGTGACATATTCAGTAGGGGAGATGGCAGCAAGTTAGGTGAGGCTCAGCTTTTAGCTATCACGCTTACACCACGCCCCGCACAATCCCATAACACTATTGATAGGATCACTTTAACTGAGGAGTTAAACATGGATGATCAAGTTAAAGAGTTAATGGCTAAGCTTGAGGCTAAAGATGCTTTAGTTAAAGAGCTTGAGGCACAACTCGCAGATATGAAGTCTGAGAATGAATCTAAGCTCATGACAGAAGATGAGAAAGATGAAGAGCTAAAAGAGCATTATGATGATGAGAAGTCTAAGATGGCTGAGCATGATGATAGTGAAAAGAAGATGGAAGAGGATGAAGACAAAGTTAAAAAAATGTCTGAGTCATTCAATACATCTAACGTAGCTCTACTTAATGAAGTGCAAGCACTTAAAGAACAGCTTAACTCTGTAGTTAAAGAGAATAACGCTATTAAGTGTGACAAAGCAGTTAATCAGCTTCTTAACGAGGGCAAGATTACACCCGCTGAGCGTAAATTTGCAGTAGATGCTTTTAACATGAAAGAGCTACAACCTACATTCTGGCAGATGTTTAGTGAGCGTCCATCAAATCAAGCTGTACCACTTCAAGAAGTGGGCCATGGCGCAAGCGGTCAAGAGATATCTAAAGCTACTTTGAGTGAGAAGATTAAAGCTTTAGCTACTGAAAAACAAATCACATTTAGTGAAGCTTTAAATATTGTACGTGATCAAGATCCTATGTCTTATCGCAAAGCTTATGGAGTTTAATATATGAATAATCAAGTACATTCTTTTATCTGTGCTAGTGCTGTGACTGAATTCTCACTAGTAAGTGTAGACAGTAACGGCAAAGTAGCCCCCACTACTTTACCTACAGACGTAGCTTGTATTGGTGTAGCACAGCGTGCGGCATCTGCGGGTGAAGCTGTGGACGTTGTAACAAGTGGTGAAACTAAAGTAATTGCAGGTGAGGCGGTCGCAGACTTTAGCGCTATCCCTCGTTTTTCTGCTATGGCAGGTGGTAAGGCTCAACCCGCAGAGGCTACAGACTCTACGTTTTTCCCTACGTGCTTTGTCATTCCTAACGTAAACCAAGCAGGCGCATCTATTAATGATCAGATCTTAGTAGAATTTAGACGCCCATCTATCCCATTAGCATAAGAGGAGTAGGATAAATGGCAAGTTCATATAGTAATATCCATCCAGTCGACGAGATCTTAACAAGCCTAGTAAGTGAAGTAATCCCTAGTGATTCTCAACTTATCGCGGGTCAAGTATTTGAGAATGTAAAAGTGCCTGAGCGTAGCGGTACATTCTTACTAGAAAACACACGTAACTTTATGGGATCACCAGAGTTAGACTTAGAGCGCGCACCAGGTGCGGGCCGTGCTAATATTGGCTCATTTGATAGAACATCTTTAACTTTCAAAGCTAAAATCTACTCTGCACAAGATAGTATCGCTATGGAAGATATTATTGATAGTCAATATCCAGGCAGTGAAGAGCAACGTATCGCGCGTAAAGTAAGACGCACTATGATGCTAGCTAAAGAAAAGCGTGCCGCAGATTTGTTATTTGATACAACATCATTTAGTAATGATTCATGTGCTAATGTGATGGGTGGTGAAGTTGACGCTGCGGGCACAGACGCACTCACAGGCTTAGACAAACTTAAAGATTTAGTATTTGCGGCAGCCCATGGCATCAACCCAGATACTATTATCTTAGGCCGTGGTGTAGCGCGTGCTTTAGCGCGTAACCCTGAATTTAGATCTTACTTATCAGTGGGTGACTTCACAGGCGCAGGTGTAGGCATTGCCGCAGGTGGTAGCTTAGTGCTTAATGATAGTGCAGTTCAAGCAATCATTAGAGACGTTCTAAACATTCCTAATGTTTATGTGGGTCAAGCTAGACGTGAGACTGCAGTACCTGGCGCAACATCTTCAGAGGCTCAAATCTGGAATGATGAGACTATCTTCTGTGGTATCCTTAAGGGCTCAGATGCTATCGTACAAAAGAGCGGTAACGTTAAAGGCATGCCAGTGGCTGCTCTCAATTTTGACTTTGGCAACATGGTTGCGGGTCAATATGATTCACTAGACGCTACTAGACGCTATGTATATGCTGAAGAAGTACAACAGTATAAAGCGATTGATTCCACATTAGGCTATATCGTAACTGACTGCTTAGCATAGTGAGTGCCCATGTGTGACAGTGCAACCCCTACATTATTAAGTGAAGTTGACGCAGATAAGAAAGCAATAGCGGACTTGCAGGCGCAGCTATCCAAGCAAAGTGGGGCGCGTGCTGAGATCACAAAAGCTAAGATAAATGAATTAAAAACGATTATTAAAGCTGAGAATAAAATGAAAGCATCCCTAGCACGTGCTAGGGGTAGCTTCCTAAAAACTTTAGAGACTGCTATAGATGCCACTAATCCTTTAACGCTACTATCTCTAAGTAGAGATCAGTTAGTAGACTTTATTCTTAAAGGGGGCATGGGTATAGCAGTAGATGACTTTATTAACCAAGCTGATAAAATCACGCAGTCAGTTAATAAAACTATGGGAAAGATACAGCCAGGGCTAGGCATTACAGGCACTATACAAAATGAGCTAGACATTATGCAGACAGCCGCAGTAGAAGGGGTATTTGATGATGTCATTTTACCCACTATTACAGCGGGCGTGCGTGATGCACTTACAGCTATAAGTGTGGATGTACCCGTTAGCTCTGCTATCTCTGCGCTATCACTCAAGATGGAAAAAGCGCAAGGCAGGCAATTAACAGAGATCAATACTAAGCTTAGTATGTATGGGCGCAGTGTGACTGCGGCAGTAGCTGAGAGTGCAGGGATTAAATACTATTTATATACAGGGCCTATAGATAGCTTGACTCGTAAATTTTGCCTACCTTTAGTAGATAAAGTGGTGAGTGAGTCACAGATGAGGCGCTTAAACAATCGTCAAGGATTAAGTGTAAAGACTGCGGGCGGGGGTTATAATTGTAGACATTCATGGAGCCCCGTAACTGAGGGCTTTATGAAAGCCGCACAGCTAGACAAAGCAAATACTAAAGATATATCAGACGCGAATAAAGGGGCTAGAAAATGAAAAAAGCAGTAACAGGACAAGATTATACTTTTACATGGAATAGCGCGGCCCCTGTAAGCGGCACGCCTAGTGTAACTTTTAAAGCGTCTAGCACAGTCACTAGCAATCTTACACACTCACGCGCAGACATTGGTGTAACTGCATTAGCTAATGATAGACGTACACTTACTATAGCTAGTAGTACTAGTTTAGAACGTGATCAAGAGCTATGCTTTTTAAAAACAGATGGGGATGCTTGGTATAGTGTAAAAGTAGTAAGGATAGTGGGTACTACAGCTTTATTAGCTGAGCCCCTCCCGCGTGAGATAGATCTATCTAGTGCAGCATCATTAGAGTTTTCTACTTGGTATGTGACAGCATCATCTAGTAATGTTACTAGTGCAAGCGGGACATATCAATATGAGATAAGTTATACAGTAGACTATGGTCAGAATACACAAAACAAACTAGACAAGGGTGTAATTAAAGTTACCCCGCGACCTTTTGACACTGGCTTAGATCATGAATCATTAGTGAATAAATTTGCTTCACTTGCTGACTTAGTGCCCAGGCGTCAAAGTGATTTTAGCCCACAGATTAAAGCGGCTTTAGATGAGCTATCTTTAATGCTTAGAAATAGGCTTATAGACTCAGATGTAACAGAAGATGAAATCTTTAACGCTACTGATTTTGAGCTATGCCACGCTTACTGCACAGCGGCGCGCATCTATGAAATGAATTTACAGCTTGACGCCGCAGACGCTATGCGGGCGCGGTGTATGGAGTTGTTAGACTTAGCACTTAGGACTGTAGACTTAGATCTCAATGGAGACGGGGTACTAGATGAGGGTGAGCTCAATCTAGAGAAAGCAGGGGGCAAGAGTACAGACTTTAGAGCGTCATGGCGTACTTATAATAAATCTACTTATGATGCTACCTTTAATCCTGCTAGAGGCATGAGGCACTAGTCATGGGTGTTAAGATAAATCTAAATTTACCC